CGCTCGATGTTTTAGCTTTACCTTGATACGGCATAACTAAAACCCGCCAACCAGTTGGTTGCGGGAGACGTTCAAGTAGCGGTTTGTCTAAGAGTGATGGGTCTAGTACCCGGTCTTTAGCGTCAACATATGCGCTTTCCAAAGAATTATCAGCAGTCTGCTCTGCCCGTTCTTTTTTTATCTTTTGCGCAACGTTATCAGGAAGATATAAAGTCTTCGACATCGTCTACGTTTCTTTCCAACAGGGTCCTAATTTCGTCCCGCGCAAGAGAAAGACCCCGAATTTCTCCTACAGACATTTTGTACTGTTCCCAATCTCTAACAGCACCTTGCGAAAGAGCGGCAGCAATATCATTCTCCCGCTCCTCGATTTTCTTATACAGATGTTTTGCCATATCGACAACATCCATTATAAATTATCCTTGTATTCCTCTTGCAACGTAGATGTGATGGGGCCACCTTCTGCCCACATGTCACATGTATTATCTTTCATACACGCAAACTTGAGACTCTGACAATACCCTACGTTACCAGATTCATCCCCTAAACACTCAAGCATCTCTTCAGTTTGGTTATACATACAACAAGAACCGCAAACCTCATCTGCCCTAAAAGAAACACCTGTGTTTGGCTCACGGTAGTTGTATTCTTCTACCGCCATTTCACGATTTTCATCGTTTAACTCGGGGTCTTGCGTTGGAAGAGGGCACACATGCCCTTCTTCGTTTTCTTCCATTTTATCTACAGGCATCCCGTCAGACAGGATGGATATCATAATTCCAACCATTAGTAGCACTTTCCTTTATTACTGTAGCGAACGTCTCCGCCTACAGAATACCCATGTTTTACTGTGCCCCCGCACTTAAACTTCTTAACTGAGCTGGTAACATCACGATACTCTGTGCCGTAATTACGGTCATAGAAATCGTCTGACATATACTGCGGATCAACAACATCGAGTCGTCCAGCCCCTGGATCCTCACCACGCATAAAACGAGAAGTGGCTGCTCTTGACCGTTCATTCGCACGATTACGGTCAATTTTATTTAGCTCTTGATCGAGATTGTTGACTTTACCAGTGTTACGAATACGAGCGTTAGTAGACCGCGCAGCTTCTCCAATTCGACCAATCAAGTTTTTACCTGCGGGGTCATAAGTCATCTCATCTGATAAGTTATAACGCTCAGAGGCTTTCTTGCCGTAACGTGCATCCATAAGATCTACGGTTGGTGTTTCCGATCCTGATTTTGGCATTAGTGCCTCCTATACCATAAGTTCAAAGTGTGGAGCGTCGATAAACGGACGCCTATTTTGTGAGCGACGAGTGTCTATGTAATCATTCATAGCAGATTCCATGTCGCCTTCCCATTGCGCAATATTTGGTACAGTCCAAGCCGCACCCCAACGAATTGGAACGTCAACTGCACGGGCACCTTCCGCCATCGCATCTGCGATCTCATCATACAAATTCAACTCCCAACGGTCCCCCGCGCAGTAAGCCATAAGGTCTACGGCGATACCGTCTAGGTGTTTTGATTTCATAGTTTGACTGGCACCTTTAGCAACCAATGCGCGTTGCTCTTCAATAGTTCTAAGTCCGCAAATGACAGAGAAGTCCTGCTTTGACACCGTGATAGCATGTTTTACAACCGCAACCATGCGCTCATCTACGCCCTCTAGTTTTGCCAAGCTACGCTTTCCTAGTTTGTAAGCCATCTTACTTCCTTCCAAAGAATTTAGTTGCAGAACGTACACCGAAACTTGCTGCTACAATAACACCAAGCGTGTATTGATACCAGTCGGGCATAGACTCCAATGCCGCAAAGCCATTCTGCACAGCCCTCTCCGCCCACTCAAACGGCAGAAAACAAAGGATCAATGGTACGCTGAATAGTATTGTTAACCACTCGTCTTTCCACGAGTTCTGCGAACCCTGCGCCATCAGACGTTCCCAGTCAGCCTCTGACGTAGCAGCCGACTTCATAATCGTCGCCTTGGCTTCCGCTTCCACAAGTTTGAGGTTTGCAGCCGCTGCTTGTGCGTTTGCTTTCCCTTTGAGCCAACCTCCCGCTAACTCTGTTATCGGTCCTATTAGTGCCTGAATCATACCATTACACTCCCATATAATGTCATCTCTACGCCAAGCACTAACTCAAGCAACTTCACTATAAGGTGCGTGACTAATTCCTCACTTGTCATAACGCTCCTCGTGTACAACTTTATTGGGTGTTACAGTGGTCTTAGACTCCTTACCCATCCATATGCCGAAACATCCTGTTAAGGCCCCCATACAGACGGATACAAGCCCAGACTGAGCTACAGAGGGATCTGGTAAAGACATAAACCAATGCACTGCTTGATACGTCAGGATGGTAACAGCCAACATCATAAGACGCGGTAAGATTTTCCAGTCATCCAGAATTGTGTGTGCCATAGTAATGCTCCGCTATACGCTTGTGCGTCGTGATTATAACAACTTTTCCGTTTTTGTATACACACCAGACTCCTTGTCTGATCTCAACAAGATCTACCACCGTTCCAAGTAAACACCTAAATAATAAACGCCTAAAACACAGGCTGTGACAGCCAAGATAATCGCGGTCGCCGTTTGGAGTGTTTCTAACTGCTCTTCGCGTTTTTTCATGGCTGCTTTTTTAGCTTCTTGCCGTTGCTTACGAGCTTCAGCTTGCCATTGAATCCACCGATCCCACTGCCCTGGTCTTCCATACAAGCGAATGTAAGATTCTAATTCCTTACGCTGTTCTTTGATTTTTTCGAGTTGCTGAAACTCTTCCCAGTCCCCTTCAGCACCGCCAGTTATAGCCGTAAGTGGACTGTTTTTCTTTTTTTGTACTGCGTCCTTGAGTTCTTCCTCCGCTGTGAGAAACTTTCCCACAGACGACATCAGGTCTGCCCCTTCCTTGCCATTCTGAATACAGGTACGAATTACCGAATAAGCGGCATTCGCAGCCGCAATAGTCTCCAGAATAGCCATCCGCGTTTCCTCACCTTAGAATTCCCCTGCAAATCTTTGCGGTCGAGCTATTCGGCTAAACCGGTGATTTACAAAGCCACCATTAGCGTAGTTGCTATCTTTTGCTTTATTTAAAGCAATAGCCACTGCTTGTTTCTGAGGTTTACCCGCCTTGATCTCCCTGCGGATGTTTTCACTGATTACTTTTTGCGAACTTCCAGATTTTAAAGGCATTAGTCCCTCCGAAGTAAGTTTTGACGCTGAACATTTATACGTTCACGGTTTACTTCGTTACGATCTTCCGCAATCTGTTCTTGACTCTCTATACGTGCCGCCGCCGTAGCACTTTGCTGCATCAAACGTTGCTGCTCTAACGTTAACTCAGCCTGATCGTTTTGAGCCTTGCGTTCCGCTTCTTGCTGCTTGATTGCCAACTCTTGCATTCTGATCTGAACTAGCGGATCTGACATCGGATCCTGAGGCATTGGCATAACTTGTGTATATAGCTGACGCAGCAATTCTTCCTGCTCAATGGATACTAAATACTCCATTTCAGCAGGATTTTGCATTTGAGCTTGAACTTCCGCTATCTGCTGTTGCGCTACCGATGGATCAATATTGCCTTGCTGAACAGCAGCCTCCGCTGCTTGAATTGACTCTTCTATTTGAGTCATCACCATTTTCCGCGCTTTTTGAGAAATGTGCTCTAAAATATGCGCTGTCAATAACCCTGCAACAGGGGGAGATGTCTGAACCAATGGCGTCTGCAACATCATAACGTGCGCTGAAATATGTGCGTCATGGTTTTGATCAGGGAACGTTTTTAACATCTCTTGCATTAAAGCACGAGCATTCTCAATGGCTGGATCCAATGGCTGCGGTTCTGGGGGAGGAGGAAGAATCTCGTCGATGTTTTGAACTTCTAGAGCCTGATACATACGACGATATGCAGCGTTTAAGTTATGGATCTGAGGGTTAGACTGCGCAAGTTGGAGCTGCGTCTGCGCTAAAGTAACCCTTTGCGCCATTGAGAATATGTTAGGATCGCTTACAGGTAGTACATCGACTCGATCATCGAAGTCCGCAGCAAAGATAGCTCTGTTACCACCTTGAACATCATACGGATACTCTTGTGGTAAATTGTCCCTAAAGATCCGCGCCAAAATACGGAACTCTTGCTTTTGAGCATAGTGAAGGCGTTTGTGGATGGCGGACATAACTTTCATGCCACGCTCTAGGAGAGCCACAGTCGTCCCTACAGGGGCTTGTCCGTTCGCATCCGCAGTCTTCTGGTCTGCAAGAGAAACAAAGCGTCTACCGCCCTCTACAAGTGCTCCTAGAAGCTGTGACAACGTTCCAGAAGGTTCCTTGTAGGGCAGCGGAATAATCGAATCCCGTATGTTGCCCCCAGGTGCATCAATGTCCCGCCACTCGCCCGGTTGTAACGGCTCGTCGTCATTACGAACCCTCACACCCCTAGCCTTGAATCCTGCTGGGAGATTGGCAAGAGTTCCTGCATCGATCAACTGCCGGAGGATGCTCGTTGCCGCACGACCAAGGCCACCAATCATGTGTATCAAGCCAAAGCCATAAAAACCTAGACCAGGCATGAACTTGTAGTGCACAAAGTACTGCTGTTTCTTGGCTAGATCGCCAGATGGGTCAAAGTTGCGTCTGATAGACAAAACTTCACCCGAAGACTCATCAATGCTTACAATATATGGAAGCGCAATTCCTGTCGGTTCTCCATCAGGGGCTAAATCTTCATACCCCTCAAGATCCAAATCAACGTGCATCTCCAAAATGGTATAGATGTCATCCGAATAAGTGCTCGATGTTCCTTGAAGCTCGTCTACTTTTCTACGAACCTCTGAGTCTGCCTGATCTTGATCATACGGTTGAATGTCTACATCGCGGTAGAACCCTGCAATTTGCATCTTACGGACTTCATTGCCGTCCATGCGCAAAACATGAGTGACACGAGGTGACGTTTGTAGATCAGACGCAGAATACGGAACAACAAGGTCTTGTGCAGGTACAAACTTAGATACTGCTCGTTGTTTTGCTTCGTCGTAATAGACTTTCTTAAAAGTAGATCCTGACAGCGGTAAATAGAACAATAGTTGATCCATATCAGGATCGAACTCTTCCATGACCTCTGTAATCTGGTAGTTCATGAAGTCTTTAACACGATTGGCTTGGTCTTCACGCTCTTGATCTTGGAAACCAACAATCTGTGTTTTGACAGGGCCACCTGACGGTAACAGTTCTTTGTACGCTTGAGCTTGGAACTGAGTAACGCTTTCCGCAATTAGCGGGTGAGTGACCCCAGAAGCTCCTTCAAACGGTTGGCTACGTTCTTCATAACGGACACCAAGTTGGTCCAAACCTTTTGTATAAGATTCTTCCCACTCTGAACGAGAGTCCAAATCTTCTTCGTAAGACGCTCTAAGGTCTGACGAAATTTCTCCAAGATATCCTTCATCTAAATACTCCGCTAAGTTAGCATAGTGATCAGGTTCTTCAGGACTAGCTGATGCCATTTCCAACAGGGCTTGGACAATAGCTCCGCCTTGCCCATCCTCAATAACTTCCGCACCATCCTCAAATGTCTCAGGCTGGGGCACAGAAACTTCCACAGAGGATTCTCTGTTCATCATGTCTTCAGGTGTAATCCCTGAATCTACTATCGGTGGCAATGCCATCAGTAATACTCCCGTTTACGATAGTACTGTACACTATCATCTTCGTTTTCACCTTCGAGGTATATAAACCCTCCGCGACGAAAACGCATTAACGCTAACGTCATACTATCACAAAAGTCATCATGATCGCCATTAGGAAATGAAGCGACTTCCTCTATGACCTCTTCCGAGAACTTTTTGTCCTCTGGTGCCCACACCATTCCTGCTTCAAACAGAGGGGCAACCATATGCATACGAGATATCTTATCGTTCCCTTTACCGGGAGAAAAGCCTAACGCTGGAATACCGCGAAGCCGCAACTCGTCAATAAGTGGCATACCCGTCGCTTTTGCTTCGACCAGCACCATATCCGGCTCCCAGTACTCGTGTTCCTCATACGCTACCTCCTTTAATTCTGGAAAATTCCACCTGCCACGACGCGCATCTAGCAAAATAATGTTGTCCGCGCCGCCTTCTTCGGGTTCAAAGATCCCCCAAGTCGTAATAGCTGAGTAGTCAGCCGTTTCTTTCTTAGAAAAAGCAGTATCGTAGCTCTGAATGATGTATTTAAGGGGCGGAATCTTGGGTTTTTCCCATAAATTCCACCATTCTCGCTTAATTATAGCAGATTCAGAGTTTGTTGGGCTTTGTTGCCACTGAGCTTCCCATTTTTGCACGGGAAGAGAGGCTTTAATGGATAAAAGAGCGTTTTTATCCCAAAATTCAGGCCACAAAGGTTTGTCTGAAGGCAAAATCGCAGGAAATTCGACAACTTCCCACTGATCTGCCATTACATCACTGCCCTGCGCAGCTATTAAACGACCAGTGAGGTCTTTTTTACCCCATCGAGTCATAACAAGGATGATTGCACCACCCGGTTGAAGACGTTGGCGGGGGCCAGAGGTGTACCATTCATACGCATGGTCAAATGCAGTCTCACTCAACGCGTCTTGTTCCGAGTGAGGGTCGTCAATAATGAATAAATCCGCACCACGACCAGTGACCGCCGCACCAACACCCGCTGCAAAGTACTCGCCACCAGCACTCGTTTGCCATTTTCCCGCGCCTTTGTTGTCTTCTTTCAAGTTAGTTGCAGGAAATATGTCTTTATATTGTGGGTCATCTATAAGATCCCTGACTTTACGACCAAACCGCACCGCCAGTTCAGTATTGTGCGTAGCTTGGATGATTTTCAGCTTCGGGTTACGTCCCAAAAACCAAGCAGGCATCAAGTAACTTGCAAATTCAGACTTAGAATGACGCGGTGGCATGTTGATAATAAGTCGCTTTAGGTCGCCATTTGCGACCCTTTCCAACTTTTCGGCAATAATTCTGTGATGTGCACCTTCTATGAAGTTTTCATACACATGATGTGCAAATGGCATGAAAAAATTTTGTGCTTTTTCCTGTACATCGAGTCGTTTCTTGGCCTCGGTTAAGGCCAAGATTTCTTTTAACGCCTCTTCTGGTATAGCCTGTAAATTCATTACGCCTTACGTGGGTTTATGGGTGTTATATCCTTGTAGTACGGAGCGTTTACAGGACGTACACCATCTTTGTAACTGTATTTATAGGTTTTATCTATTGGTATACAGACCCATTGACCATCAACTTTTACAGCTTCGAACCCATCAGGGCACTCAAATGGTGCATCTTCGTCGGTATCTTCGACAATTCCGCCGCCTTCTCCATCGCCGTCACCGTCGCCGTCACCGTCTCCATCGCCATCGCCATCGCCTTCTCCGTCGCCTTCTCCGTCTCCGTCGCCTTCTCCAATGCCTGGGTCAAATTCAAGTACACCTTCTTTATCACCTTCTCCGTCGCCGTCACCGTCTCCTGCGGATGGGCCTTCGGTTCCGCCGTCTCCGCCACCAGATCCACCATCAGATCCACCGCCGCCGCCTTCGCCGCCGCCTTCGCCGCCGCCAGATCCACCACCGCCGTCGCCTTCTCCTTCTCCGTCTCCGCCGCCTTCTCCGTCTCCATCGCCTTCACCACCGCCAGAAATAATTATTTCTCCGCCGC